CGTGATGCAGTTGATCTGGTCGATGTCGCCGATGCACCCGCCGTGGCGCATCCATCCGGCGACCGTGTCGGTGTAGGAGAGGATGTCGAAGTCGTCGAACAGGGTGAGATCCATCCTGTAGCCGATTTTGAGCGTCCGCCCAGGCAGGATAACCATGATCCGGTCGGTGTCGGTGAGCATCATGGAAGTGATCTGCTTGAAATTGTAGTCAATGATCTTTTCGGCTCCGGCAAAAGCCTGCATGTTTTCGCCGAGGGCATAACGCACTTTGCCCCTGAGTTGGATAGGAGTCAGAACGATGAACTGAGTGGTTTGGGGATTGATGTCATAGCCACGATTGGCCACGTTCTCAAGGATGTTGGTCGCAGCGTAATTGAGAGCACCTGCAATACCCGCAGGGGTATCGGTAGGCGTGGCGCAACAACCCTTGGCATTAGCCGCAGCTTCCAGAAGCGCATAATAGACACCGGCCCTGTGGCTGTATGCCTTGTTCCGGAACTCGATGGCATTGTCCTCAATGGTCCACCAATCGCCGTCCTCAAAGAGCCGACGATGCCAGCCGAGTGCTCCGCCATAGTAGCAGAAATAAACTCGCTCCTTGACACCGGCCATTTGATAGACTTTGAGTTTTTCGCCTTCCTTGACTTCCCGGAATGTCAGACCCGAACGGACGGCTGCGATATCGAAGCCGCTGGCCTTTGTGCCACTGTAGTCCCGGATGTCGAAGATTTGCTCATAACCGTTATCGTAATCCGTGAGCAGGTGGAACTTCTGAACGATATCGATGGCCTTCTCGTTGACCCAACCATCCGACATGAGCGTGAATTCTTGCACCTGTTTATGAGCTTTGAGGAACTCTTCGACCTTTGAGAACCGGTCAGCGACAAACTTGTTGGGAAGCGCACAGAAATACTGCAACGCACCCGCGATGTTCTTCCGCTGTTCGGGATCCTTGTAATTGAACTTTTCCCAGTTGAGATTAAAGATTTTGCTGTTCATGGTTGTATCCCCTTACGGAAGGACTACCTCAACCTCGGCGTGATCGCCCTTAAGGTCGATTTCAACGAATTCGTCGGTTTCTCCGGCAGGTTCGGTTGCGATCCCGATCCAGAAATAACCGGAATCGTAGGTGGGCGTGACGAGTCGGGTCGTCGGATTCCAATAGACCCTATCCCCTGGATCAAATGACTCGCCCTTGCCGGAATCCTTCATGACCATGATCTTCTCGGCGTGGTAGATGAGGACGCCTTCCTCGTCGAATGCGATTGTTTCGAGAAGCGCGCCGACGGTATCGTTGACAAGGTAAAGATAGGGGTCTCCGGCTTCCTGGGCATCTTTGATGCCGTCCTGGCCGGCCGAGTCCTCGCAAATGAATTTGAATGACCGCCAATCACCCATAGGCGTGGCGGTTCTAAGTGCATTTGGCATGCATGTTCTCCTTAGGTAGATTTTTAGATTAGGAATTTCCGCGCACATTTATGCGCGGCTTACCGCCACCCGACGGGTCAAGCGAGTTTGATGAAGGGATTTTTTGCGGGATCGAGGTATTTGTTCTCGGGCGTACCGCCGGCCGATTTGTCTTCCGGGCCGGTTCCGCCGCCCTTGTCACCGCCACCTGCGGCCTTCTCCTCAATCCCCATGAGCTTGGCAATCTTGCCGTACTCATCGACCTCGGAGTCCAGGTAGAAATTGAACTCCTTCTCAACGTCTTCGGGCTTGATCGGCTTGAACTTGTCCAGTCGCCCCTCGATGAAGGTCGCCTGCTTTTCTGTGAGTTTCCGCGTAACCTTCTGTGCATCATAGAGCGGCCTGACCTTGCCCGTTGCCGTTGCTATCCGAAGCGTATTCGCCTCGGCCTTCAGATCGGCGAGCTGTTTCTCCAGCTCCCCCTTCGTCTTGTCGAAACCCTCCTCGCCGCGCTTCCTGTGGGCATATTCGCCCGCAACGGCGCGCCGATTCTCGGTCTCGATCAACCCCTTGACCGATGGGTCATCGGCCAATACTTCCGCTCCGAAAATATCGGACGGCTTGATCTTGTCCGCTTTGACCAGGTCGCGTAGCTGGTCAATCGTTACGACATCTCCCATTAGAGACTCCTTTGTTCCGCTCCCGGCTGTCCGGGACGGTTTAGCGATGTATTTGATGCCCAACTTCTGCGCTGGGAATCTTATGCCCGACTTCTGTCTTTATGCCCTTATCTTTGGCGAACGCCTGGAGCTGGCCGATAAGGGTTGCCCCGGCAAATCCCGGCGTCTCTATCTCTGAGTTGCCAAGCGCGATAGCCGATACGTTGTTGATATCGTTCGCAATAATGTTTCCTTTGCCGTCAACATCAAGGTCAATCTCGGCCTCGATGGATGCCACGTCGAGATTCAGTCGCCGGCTGGCAGGCTCAATATAGCAGGCGACAACGGATGACCACCGCCCGGCTATTTCCCTGAGCGCCTTGCCGACGACGCGCCCGATGGGGATGCGCCCCGTCTGGTCATTGGTTGCCCCGTGTCCGTGGAAGAGCTGTAACCCCGCTTCGATCTTCTCATGTAGCTTATCGACAATGGCGCGATACCACTTCTTGACGATGTTGCCGTATCCGACAAGGTTCCCCTTCGCTTCGCCCTCATGCGCCACGACATAGGCCCGGAACAGGGGTGTCGGGTCGGTTTTCTTAATTTCGCGGATGGTTTCTTCGGGGATCATCCCGGCGATCTCTGAGGAGGCCATGTAATGAAGAGCGACGCGGATTTTCATGGGAATTACTTCGCCTTCCGCTTCTTGGGCGTAGCCTTCTTTTCTGGCTTGGGTTGCGGGGTCTTGATCGCGGGCGCAGGTGCGGATTCAGCCTTGACTGCTCGCTTATATCCCACGCTGTTCATCAAATGATCCAGTTCGGTCGTATTGAACTTGATCTTGGGGTCGACCTTGTTGGTCTCACGCTTGTTGACACCGGGGAACTCTCTCTGGACAAACCGAATCCTTCCCGGCTTCATGGTCGTCGTAGTGATAACGTGCCGCTTGCCGTCATCTTCCGGCGTCCTTACCTTCGTGGTATTCGTAGTAAGCATCAATCCTCCTCGGTCTTAATGAAAATATTAAAAAAGGGGTCTATATGCCTCATTTCCTGGGCGTGCGCATACCGTGCCCTCATTGCCGCGACTGCCCCCGCTTCAGTATCAGAGCAAATCCTTCGCCCAGTTTCCTTGTTGCGAAAGCACCACTTCTCTTTCCCTTCGACCATCTCTTTCTTGATTTCGGTGTAGGGCATATTACCTCCCTCGCCTCTTGGTTAGGCCAATGGTATGACCGCACTTAACGCACTTAGCGCATAGGTTCCAGCCCTTACGTCGCATGTGGCAGGGGCAAACTTTCTTATACATGGCCGACGCGCACTTCGGGCATGGTGTCGCAATAATCTCCAACCCTGCGACTCGTCTGGCCGTGGTAATCATCATGTTTTCTTCCAGTGCCGTCTTATTTGACCAGTTGAACGGTTATTTCTTTCAGCCTGAAATTGAATCTTCTTCCCTGGTCCATGATCGTTTGTGACAAGTCTAAAATTCATGTTGTGAACCAAGTCACAATCGCAACATCGAAACTGATAATGACGTCGAACAGGTTGAACCCATTCGCCAGCCTCGGGTGAAACATCATGTCGCTTCATGTGCCCACGTTCACTTGGGCCTTCATGCTCATCTCTTCCTTGAGTGCGTCCATCTCCTGCTTGGCCTGTTCAGCATCCTTCGCCTCTTGCTCATCGCGCAGTTCAGCTTCCTTCTCCTGGTCAACACCCGGTATCTGCCCTGCAACGTGTTCCTTGCTGATGATGTTCGCAGCCACCGCCGGGATGAGCACGTTCTGGATATGGTCCCAGTGCTCCTGCGTCACCTGCGGGATATCGACCTTGATGCGCGTCGGGTCAAGTTGCGCCTGGGCCGACTTCTGAGCGGCATACGTCGCGTTCCACATTTGCATAGCCTTGGTCAATAGCTCCTCATAGACACCGATCCACGTCTGGCGCTCCCTAGTCGTCGATGCCATGATGAGTTCGCGGATATTCTCGCCAGTCGATCTATTCTTGAGCAGGTCAAGTAATCCAAGATAATGGATAGGGATACCTGTCGCCCCACTTATCATCTTCACGCAAAGTTCGATCTCCGCTATGAGCGTCTCGGCACCCGTGATGGGCGCGGATACAATGCTATATTCAGACGACGTGACAAGCGCCTTGCCGATCTTCCAGTTCGTCCTCTCGATATACGCCTCAACCGCCGTGCCCTCAGCAACACTCAGCACCTTGAAATAAGGTGTCGGCGATGCGAATAGATGATCGATCTCTCTGAGGTCTCGGAGTGCCCTATCGAGCCTATCGATCTGTGTCAGACAGGCTGCAATCTTCGGCTGTGCCTCGTTCGGTGCATTAACACGTCCCCCGAATTTGGCATAGACGAATTCATTCTCATTGAGATTCCCTGCCGATACGATCCCCGTGGCCTTCCACGTGAGGTTCTTGTACCAGAGATAATCGTTTGCGTCCGCCTCAACCGTGTACTTGCGCGTAAGCCATGAGAGAAAGCGCGCCGATACCATTCCGTCCCAATCGCGGTAAGGTTCCTCGTCCAACCAAAGCCTGATGGCGATCTTGCCCTCGATCTCGGCCTCCTTGGCCATTTCCTGATCGAGTTCGCCATCGAGGTCGTTGAAGGACATGAAGTCCTCGGCGAACTGAAGTTCACGTTCAGCTTCGGCCCTGGTCTCTGTCGTATGCGTCACCTTGAGTCCTTCGCCCAAGATAAATGCGCTCCTGAGGTCGATGATGCTTCGCGTCTGCAGCACGCCCCATTCGGCGCGTCCGCAATACTTCTCACTTATTTCATAGACCGCATCCTCGTAGACCTGGTAATCGTTACCGACATATGCGTGGGTCGTCTCCTGAAGTGTGAGAATATCCTTGACCAACAACTCTTGTGTTTCCTTGTATTTGATGACCTGCTTGCCCAATTCGGCAGTCTTATCCCGGAGTTCACGGACTTCGGCCTGAAGGACCTTGCTTTTGTTAAATATGCTCATTCCTTTTTACTCCGGGTAGACACTTCTCTTGATGCCGCCGATGTACACGGCCCCAGCCGCCCTCATGTGCGTCATGATGGCGTAACGTATGGCGTCCATAGCGTGATCATCGAACTTCACGGGTTCAGGGAGCGTGTTGCCATTCTTGTCCTCGCGCCATTTGTACTTGCCGGCCTCGCGGATGATGTTCGTCGAACCCTGGACGATGTGTATCTTTTGGGACTTGAGGTATCCGATACCCGCCCTAACGCTATCAGGACCCTTGTCGCACGCCTTGATGTTGAAGGCGAACTGCACTATCTCGTCAATGCTCTTGGGTTCAGCGGCATCTGCATATATCTGCTCGTACTTACCAACGCCAATGCCCTGCATCTCGGAGGCTATGGCCTGGTTGGTCAATCCGGCCTGATAGATGGCCTCCTCAAGCCAGAATTCATCGGCCCTGCGATAGACTTTGATGAGCGCTGAGGGATTGACCGAATAGCCGAAATCGAGGCCATAAAAGAATTCGTCATATCGTTGCGGCGCAGGCTGGACGTCCCAGTTGTAGATACGGCCCTTCGGCATAGCCCATAACCCAAGACCATAGATCGAGTACATCGTCTCGTCTTGGGCCTTGAGTT